TCTTGCTGCATCTGTAGTGCTTTACCAAACTGGCCATCCTTGCGTGCTTCCAACGCACTCCCCAATTGGACTTGCGATGCCAGCAAAGCGCGATCAGCTTCGTCGTTTTCCTTTTTAAGCCCACCAAATACACCAGCCGCTTTAGATACGCCCTTGCCAATTCCTCGGGCGGCGTTGTTGCCTTCTAGTATGTCACCTATAGACATTAACGCGGCTAACCCAGCCATTTCGCCTGTCTTACCTTTTAAGTTTGCACGTTTGTCAGATAGTTCTTGTTTGAACGGGTCTAGCTCACTAGGCCCCATTGTCTTTTTGACAAATTCTTGCTCCTGCAAAATTTTTGCCTGTCTCTCTGCATCTGTGAGAGGGGTATAGTCAGCCGTTGCTACTTGATTCATGTAGCCACGAAATTCTGCGTCCGATGGCTTTGGATACATAGTTGCAAGTGGATTAAACCTAATCCCAGTACCGGAGGTGCCTGTACCCCCACCTGATTGGAACGCAACAATACCGCCGTTTGCACCGCTTGCAACCTGTTGCATGTTTTCTTGCGCATCTGGAGGAAGCTGGTTATACGCAGCGGACATGCCGCTACGCTCAGAAGCCCGTTGGGCCAACTCAGTCTCAATGGCGCTGATGGCGTTTACATCTTGGCGTGCTTGCGCGTTTTTATACGCATCTTGCAACTGTTGGTCGCTTAAGCTATCAACGATATCGGCAATGCTTTCTTCGCTGGTAACGGAACCTTGGTCTCCCGCATAAGTCTTAACTTCGCCGCCGTCGGCAAACGCACCCATCTGTTTAAGGCCGTAGGCACCCATCCCCATAGCCGCTAAATTCTGAGCATTGCTTGGTGGAGCTTGATACATTTGCATGGAAGATGACGAACCTGTAGGCGTGCCGCGCAACATGTCGGACATAAAGCCCAATTGTTTGTACGGGTAGTTTTGCTGGTTCAAGAAGTCTTGATACGACTGGCTCAAGCCCTGCTGTTCCATTGCCTGTTGTTGCCCGCCGTATTGGTTCTGCAACTGGTTAATGCCCATACCCTGTTGGAACTGTTGCCCACCCAACTGACCTAGCTGACCAGCAGCTTGTAAGCCAGTTTGCAATCCCTGCATCCCATAGTTAGCGCCATACTGACGGGACTGCTCCCCAAGCTGCTGAGCAGTCATACCTTGCTGTTGGTTAGCCAACTGGGCTTGCAAGTCTCGTTGTTGCTGAGTATTGAATTGTTGTTGCGCGTTTTGGAACGCGGCATTTTGCCCTGCGGCTTGAATGTCACCCTTCTGAGTAGCCAAGTTACGAGCAGCCTCGGCATCCATGATGGCAGCACGAGAACCACCAAATGCACCGGACTTAACGGCTTGGGCCGCACGTTGAGTCCCCATGATGTCGCCTTGGCGCTGAGCTTCACGCTGCTGGATGTCCACCACATTTTGCATGTAGGGGTTCATGTACTGGCTGACGTTTGAGCCTGTGTAGTCTTGAGTGCCAACTTGTTGAGCGTTAAATTGTCCGGGGGCATAGCTTGTCCCCATAGCTTTAGAACCAGCTAAACCCGCAATGCCAGACGCAGTATCTAACTGCGGCGAAGTCTGCATGTTCTGTGCCCCGGTCTGGGCTTGCTGTTGCATTGGCGAAAACCCAGCAATGCGGTTTGCGTCATAGGTCTTATACGGATTCTGGCTAACGTCTGTTATCGCCGCCGCTTTAGACAGTGCGTCCTTGGCGTACCCCCGCGCCCACTCAGGCAACTCTTGCGTTACTGTTTGGGTTGTATTCGCAGGTTGGCTACCACCACCACCCATGCTAATGTGCAAACGTGGGCCAAGTAAAAAGCCCAACAGGCTGGATAACTTAAACATTTAGATGCTCCTTGCGGTAATCGTCAAACCGCTCAAAAAATATGTTCTTCCACATTTCGGGAAGGATTTCTTTAGCCTTTTCTGGGCCCACACAAACATGCACCGCATAGGCTAGTATGTTCCCCGAGGCATGTCGCAACCCGTGGGCAATCTCAATCCCATGAGCGTCTTTGATCTTTTCAAAATGGTTTGCCGTTTCATACGCAGAAACCACCACCAACCACATTGGCATTATCTGTTCTTGAATTGCCCGGTAAAACGGATTAGCAGGCAAGTACACCAGACACGTTAAGAAAGCTTGATTGATTTTATCTGCGGATACGGGCTTGTCCTTGTCAACAAGGTCATCCCAGATGTGAGCCAAGTCCACAAACGCACGATACATGTTCAAGGCATCCTGATTGCCCCCAAACCATTCAAGTTTCCCTTGTGGTGTCATGCTGGTAAAAGGCGTTCGGCTCGGCTGTTCTTAGCCACTTTACCTTTACCCACAGTTTTGCCACGGGCTGATTGAATTCGGTCCATCATTGCGTACAGCTTACGAGCACCAGCTTCGGTTGAGCCATTGCCCAACTCAGACACGATACGCGCAGGCACCACAAACTCCCCGTCGGCTAAACGTGCAGGTTGCTTTTTACCAATCATGGCGGGGATAGAGTCGGACACGCCGTCTCCGGGGCCACGAAGCAGTCGGCCACCATCGGAGTAATCGCCAAGGTTAGAGACACCGCCTTGGGCAAACCCATAGATGGACTTAGCTTCATCTGCGCCAATTTTTCTGTATCCGGGCGTAAAGTAGCGTTGCTCTTTGCCAAAACTTTGGCCTTGTTCTGGAGACCCGGCCCTTGGCACATTGGGTTCAGGAAATGGTGTAGTTGTCCCTGGGTCGTAAGCGTAGCGCTGGCCCATATCTTTGTCGGAAGCTGCTGGCGGAGTGGATTTATCTTCGGCCATCAGCATAGGCGCAATCCCCGCCAACCCAGATTTTGCAATCCCCGAAATACCACCAGCGTTATTAGTAAAGTTGCTCAACCCTTCTGAAGTACCAAGCCCTTTAATACCCGCACCTAACTTGTCAAAGCCGGACGCTTGAGCAAGTTGATTTTGAGTGGCAACCCCCGCAGTTGCATCTCCAGATGCTGCGGCAAGCTGTTCGGCCATAGGAGTAGACGATGCAATATTCTGCACTCCAGCACCCATCAACCCACCAGCCAAACCTGCGCCACCATAGGCGCCCAAGCCCGCTTTGACGCCTTCCATCAAGTTGCCAGTACGCAATGCTTGGACACCGCCAACTCCAAGGCCAATCATGCCAGGAGTTAAGCCAGCCATAACACCCGGTGCCGCAGCGCCTCCAGTTGCCGCAATCAAGCCAGCGCCAATAATCATGGGCAACATGTCTTCAAGAAATCCAGCTTCGGGTAAACCCGTAGAAGGATTAAGGGTCAAGGAGCCCCCAGCGGCCATAGCAATTTGTTGCAACCCCTGGACTTCGTTGGGGGTCATGTGGACTAAGGTCGTGTCTTTACCGCGCCCTTGGGCAGCGAGATGTTGGGCAGCTTGATGAAGGCTCATTTTTGCCTCGTAAATGGGGGGTTGGGGGATCGTAGCATGTTAGGCCTTTATTCGCAAAGGGTAGCTGGTGGCTGAGCCGCCTGAAGTGTCGTAGTAAATATCGCCTGAACGCAAGTTGGCAAAGTCAGCCTGCGTTGGTAGGCTGATGACAAACTGTCCAGGCGTAGTGGAGCTTGGTTGGGCAAAAGTTAAACCCCCTACCACCCCGGTAGTCCCCACGTCGGCAGAAGCAAATATTGCAGGTAGCGGGGCGTTTATCTGGTTGAAATATAGCCGCAAGATGTTCATGAACTGCTCTTGGTACTGAGCGCTGTACTCAGTTGGGGCCGATGGCAGGCGCGGTGGGGTAACGGTTTTAAATCCCATGTTATCTCCTGCCGTCCGGGCGAATATCAATGCGAGGAGCGCCCAGTTGCCACTGCACCCCCAACCCATCTATTGCGTCACCAGTGGTTCCAGAACTAACTTTGAACGCCATCTGCCGCCCACGAATCCGCACATAGACCTGTTGGGTGAACTGCTGTATGTTGTACGTGATCTGGTTCTGGTAGTTCTGGGTGCTGGCCACAGCGGGGTTGTTTGAGTTTCCGTATGCCGCGCCGGGAAAGGTTCGGGGTATGGCTGTGAAATACGCGGTTGGCTGGTTCACATTAGAGCCGTCAAACGTCAGGTCAGGAATCAAGCGCCACACAAACCCAAAGTTGTTGCCGTCCCCAATGTCAAAGTCGGAAGACTGCACATTGGCCACAATTGGGACAGGCGGATTAACCGTGCCGTCATCTACACCATCTTCGTGATAAACCAACAAACCATTGTCACTTCCGCCAGCAGACCCATAGGTAACTGCCATTGGAGACGACCGTAATGGGCTGTCAAGCCACGCTGTACGCCCTTGGTTGCTTCCGTTGTAGTTTGCCCAATCCCCGTAATACCATACGTTGTCTCTGTAGTTGTAGATCACATACCGATCAATTACGGTGGAGTTGGTTGAGCAGTACTGCCACCAGACCTCGTTGTAACCTTCATTGGTTCCAGACACAAACTGAAAAGACTGTGTTCTGTTGATGTCGGTAAATACATATTCACGCAGCGTAGACGGCAGAACATCCACCCGGCCAGAGTACATATAGAACTGATCTAAGCCCATCCAGTACGTGATGTTAGCGGCAGTGGAAACACAATTGGGGCCAGCAATGGAGATGTTGTCACCCAGAATCTGGAAGCTCCACACGTAGGGTGGGCCAATATATTGCATGGAGTAAATTGCTGCATCAGTAAACACCAAAATCTCTTGCCGAGTCTGCTGGGCCATAATAATTGCAGACCCACGGCTAAGCCTGTAATCCCCAGCTTGGTTGGTAATAGATGGCGTCCAGGTTTTATAATCTTCTTGATTTGACCAACGAATTTGCATGGGGTCAAGCGCAGTGGTAGCGTATACCCCGGTTGGATCATTTGTGCCAAAAGCAATAACAAACCTAGATGCGTCAGATACCAGTACGTAGTTAACAAAAGATGGGCACGTAGCATCCACCCCTCCCGTGCCCGCAAGAACTATCACACCCCGATTAAAGATGGTTGGGCTTGCGTTAACTTCCCAGTAGTACAGGGGGCCACCACGCGCATTAAATATAAGGTCTTCACCAAAGTTTGACTGGCTCCATGTTCGTAGCTGAATTCCAATCCCTGTTGCAGCAGCAACCCCCCACCCGGTGGCAGAAGCTGCATACTGACGAACAACATCCGCAATTGCGTGCGTTGTTACAAACCCTGCGTACCCGCGCACGCACCCGGTAAATGTTGTAGCGGTTACCCCTGTGTAAGAAATAACTTCTCCAGTAACACTAAAAGTACCAGAAGCAGAGAAGCCTGTTGTGGACGTGACGTTAATTGTTACTGTGGAGTACTGGATAACGCCCGTGGCCGAAGGATGCGAAGCAGCAACAGTGGCGCTTGCTCCCCGTGTACAACCCGTCAAAGTTGTAGCGGTTACCCCTGTGTAAGAAATGATTTCGCTGTCTATTAACACACTACCAGAAGCGGCAAGAGTTGCCGTACTGGCAACGCCAATCGTAGTAACAGAACTGCTTATTGATGCAGAAAGTATGCTGTTGCCAACAGTAGCCAAGGCGCTTGTTGTGAGTGTTGTTGTAACTGACGGCCCAGTAGAGCCACCCCACCCACCAGCGCCCCACCCTACACCAAACGTATAGATAGAGCCCCCGGTTGTGGCTTGATACGTGGCTAAAACCGAGCCGCCGCCATTCCCTGCATCTCCTGCTGTAGCTACAACAGATACCGTAATGCTGTATGTGCTTGAGGATATGTATGTGATTTGAAACTCAGCATTGAGAATAATTGCAGTTACATTGCCACCAAGACTCACTGCCCCACTAAAAGTTACAAAGTCCCCGGTCTGAGTGCCGTGCCCCGCATCAGTCACTATGATGGTCGAAGACCCTGTTGTTGCTGCAAAGACTGCCCCACCCACCCCCGAAGTAGCCCGTATAGGTGTTACATCAAAGAAGTCGCCGCCGGGGCCACTCTGTATATAGTATTTAAGACTGGAGCCAAGAGCCAGTAAGTTAAAGCTGGACAACGTTATCCAGTTCCACATAGAACGCACAATGCCCCACAACACACCTGTGGTGGGGTAAACAATTGCCGTGCTTACTCCCGCAATATCTGTAGAAAGCGCTCCAGCGTCTTTTGCCCAGCCGCCAATTTTTTCTGGCAGACCAGAACGAAAGCGCACCTTATTGGTTTGATACCAACCGCCTTCATTGCCGTAGTTGGTGCTTTCTCGGTTTGTCCCCGGTCTAAACTGAAGCTTCTGTAAGGGCATTTTGATTCCTATGACAAGAACATGGCGCGTTCGTCAATCCGACGGTTTTGCAGCCCTTTGAGTATTTTCCCACCAGCCATGCAATACTTCAAGAGTTCTTCCGCAGCACCCGCTTTATCGCCCCGAAGCAGCTTTTGACGAAGCGTTGAACGCTGGAGGGTCCCCAAGCCCACGTTAAAACTAAAGCTAACAAGGCTATCATACATGCCTTGTGTAAGAGGGACAGGACAGAAAGAATGCACCCCACGTTCGAAGCGTTGCAGATCGGCTCTAAGAATCCCATCTACTTCTTCCTTTGAAAAAACCCGGCTATCTTCTGGGCGAAGCGGGTAAGCTCCTCTTTGATCCATTGGTATCTTAGCTTGGTCTGGGTAAAGTACATGTCCAACTCCTATTGTCCAAAGCAGGGCTGGGCAACGGTATGGTTTAAACCGAATGCCCTCGTGGTGGCAGATGACCTTGATGGCCTCTGGGCTGAGATTCATTTGGATTTAAACGCCTGACCGCCGAACCAGAACGACACAACGCAGGCCCAAATGATCTGCGTTTCATCATCCCACAATTGATCCATCGCCACATTAAAAGCTACATCTGTGTGCCATGCGTAATAAAAACCAAAGATTTCCACAAACATGAACATGGCAAACATGCCGTAGGTGATGACGCTTCTGGTGGCCGCACGCATGTTGATGACCCAAGTGCTGGCCCCTTGGCCCAGAGCTATGTCGTGTGCATACAGGGCTTGGCGCTCCTGCATGGCCGTCTGGGCGTTGGTGACCTCTGCGTTGATCTGTATCTGCTCAGTCTGGATGTGCTCAATGCGCTCCTGCGCTTCCAGGCCAGCTTTCTTCAAGGTCAGTTCACGCTCGGTCTGCATTGCCGCTAGGGCAAGTTCATGGTGCTTGTCGGCCCGATCCTGAAAGAACTCAAGGATTTTGGGTAGGCCGCCCATAAGGAAGCTGATGAGGGATGAGAATAGAGTGAGCATTATTTAACCTTTCAGATCGAAACTTAGATTGGGGTGGCGTGGATACTGCACAACGCGTTCGCCCTCGGGGCATTTGTACTTGATCGTTGCCAACAAAGTTGCCTTGCCTTCAGCAATTTTCTCTTTTTGAACCATTGTCAACTGGTACGTAAATGTATCAATCTCTGGCCCAGCGGGGCCACTAAATCGGCTTGCGGTGGTGGTGGCCTCATGGACCATACCATTTGCGTCCCGAATGCTTGGCGTAAAGCTCTCAACGGAGCAGTCGTCCCGCTTCTTGATCCGTGCAACCGTAACATTGATGGGCTGTCCAGCCTCTGCCACGATCTTGAAGTTCTCAGGCGACCACTCAATGATTGCACGGTCAAACCAACCGAACTTGTCGGCCAACGTGTAGCTCCCGCCCAGTGCGGCAACGCTTGCGGCAACCGCCCCAATAGCTTTAGTAAGGTCAATCATTTTTCTTCCTTCTTTTGAGCTTCTTCAATCTGCTTTCGCAGTTTCTCGGTTTTTTCCATTTGGGCCTTGGCCTCTCGCCTCACTACCATCGTGTCCATGTACATCATTCCTACAAGGGGCAGCACCAGCACGAAGACCAGTGCAAACAGGACTAAGACCAGAAGGTATCCAAACGACCCTGATGATTGAGACTGATTATCCACATTAGGCCTATCAAGTAAGCGACTACGAAAACCACCGCTACCGTCTCCAGCACCCTGTCCAGAATTTGATTTTTTAACCTTTGTCGCCGCCATGCTTTCACCCGCTTTTCGTGCAGTTCACGAGCCGCCTGCTCTGACTTTTGATCCAAGAGCCGCTGGTACTCTTCTACGATGTCACGCCACATATCAGGCATTCCCATTTCCCAGCGCACCATTTTCTCTAAGTCAGCGTAAAACTGCTTGGTCTGGCGCAGATACATTACATTGTCTATGGCTTGTGTGGCAAGGTCGTCTTTGATTCCTTTTTTCTGATTGTCTTCCCGTTGAACTTCTGCTTTCTTGTGGCTGGCTTCAAGCTCGGCGTGGCCTTTGAAGAACTTTGACAGTGCGCCACCCACTTCCGTGGTGATCTTGGACAGATCGTTGCCTGTTTTCTTCAGGTCTTGGTAGACGGCAACGCACCCCTTTATGCCTTCATAGGCACCTTTGCAGAGGGCGAATGCCGTGATGGGGTCAATTTTTACGCCTTCATGATGTATGCCAACGCATAGTACGGCGGCAAGTTTGCGCCTGTTCCCGACACCCCTTCGGTTGAGTTAGTGACGGTGGTGTCAACAGTGCCTGCTGGAGTGCCAGCGGATATGCCGACAATTGATATTCCAGTAAATGCGGGAGGAATTGCCGCAGGGCTTTGAACAGAGCCGCCATTACTTGAGCCAGCGTTAATGTTGTTATCGGAAACGCTACCTGGGGTGTGCGTGTGGCCTGGGTCCGTTATGGTGTGCGTGTGCGTGCCCAACGCCGTACCTGTGAACGTGGAGCTCGAAGTCGTCGTGTGGGTGTGAGAAACTAAAATAGCGTTTGCACTGCCGCCTGTTGCATCCACTGCATAAGTGGTGCCCGCCCCCACAATGAACCTGTCGCGCAAATCAGGCGTGCTGTTTGTGCCATCGCACAAATTCCAACCACTTGGGATGGAGGCAATGCTGCCGTACCACATGGTAATCACGCCAGTAGGGATGATATCTCGCACAAACGCAGTCGTAGCAATTTGCGTGGTGTCAGTTCCAAACGCCGCAGTCGGCGCAAGGGGGGTGCCTGTAAAAGTAGGGGACGCGGACAACACCGTCGAACCTGTACCCGTAGAAGTAGTTACACCTGTGCCACCGTTGAGAACAGGCACGACCCCTGTGACGTTTCCTGACTTTATTTCGTAGAAGTTTGTGGCGTCCGACCAGACAAACACTTTATCGCCGTTGGCAACCGTAATCCCTGTACCTGCTGCCGTGGTGTTGCCAATCACAGACGAGTTGTAGATGGTCATTGACTGGCCGCTGTTGTTCCAAACGATGTACGCTTTAGAAGCGGGGGGCGCATAGACAGCAAAAGTTGCCCCAGTCGTGGTGGTGAACCGCAACATGGCATACACGGCTTGGTTGCTTGCTGCCGTAGACGTTGGGCCGTTGGTAAATGTCAGGGCTTGGCTGGCAGCAACAACGCTGACCGTCTGATACCCGGCAACGGACGTATCTAGGATGTATGCCAGATTACTGTTGGTCGTGTCCCCCCAAGTACCCGCCTGGGTACCATCACCGGGAAGTTCAATCCGAAGACTTGATGAATACGTGCTCATTTTGTTTCCTTATTGCGGTGCTTGCAAATCCCGGACATCCCAGGATTGCGTTGTTTCATTCCATATGTATGGGCCACCTTCAATCGGCATTGATACTGGCGCATTCCACAAACAAGTTTCTAAATCTAAAACCCATGATGGGTAGGGTTGGGGCGGGATAAAAGCATCCAACTCCACATTGTATGTAA